ACATGCCAAGATGAGCATTTTAGATTTGACCCCGTCTATTCTTTGCTCGTATATTTTTCAGCATGACCGCGCCGTCAGAGGATAAACAAGCGAGGCTTCAAGCAAGGATCGACGCTGACGAAGCGCTCGTCACCGCGATCGACACGGCGTTACTTGCGATCACCGTGTCGAAAGCCTCTGAATTTTGGCTCGACACCGGCGAGGGAAAACAGCGCGTGACGCAACTCGATATCGAAAAGCTCGACGCGATGCGCGAAAGAGCTGTGAACCGGATCGAGGCGAACTATAAGCGCCTCGACGGCAAGCAACTCGTGGACATGAACTTGAAGCGGAAAGCGTGGCCGTACTAATGAGCCGAGCAGGCGACTTTTTCAAGCGGCTCTTTTCAGGCGCCAAGCAAGGCGAGGCCAACCCCTTGTCTAATCCGTTCTTGCGCCCCGCATCCGAGCCCACGAGCATAAGCGCGTTTTTGCAACCGAGCCGCGGAGCTCTGCGCACGGGCGGTACCGGTACCGGCGCAAAGTGGGACTTTGGTCTTTCCGCGAACGGCGTCTCACCGCTGCTCGATAACTATCTTCTCCGGCAGAACTCCCGAAGCGCGATTCACGACTCGGTCGAGTATCGGGCCATGGTTACCAGGCTCGCCGACTCGGTTGTCGACCGTGGTCTAAGGCTCGTCCCCGAGCCGGCCTCGGCGATGCTCGGGCTCACCGAGGACGAAGCAGCGGAATGGGGCGAGGGCGTCAGCGATCGATTCCACGCGTGGGCCCGTCAGAAGTCCGTGGACGTCGCCGGCAACATGAACCTCTATCAACTGCAGCGCTTCGCGAACGTCAGCCAAACGCGAGACGGCGAGTATTTCGCGCGGCTCTACTATGGGGCGCAAGACGGCCTTGTGAACCCGCTTCAAATAGGGTTCGTTGACCCTAATGACATACAAGGGACCGCTGGTCTCACGAGCACGATCGGATTCAATCACTACCTGGATTCTGGTATCGAGCGGGACCAGTACGGGCGCGAGGTCGCATATCATTTCTATTCGTGGACCGGGAAAGACTATGTCCCGCAACGGATCCCAGCGACAACGCCTAACGGTATGCCCCTTGTGTTACATGGCTTCCGAGCCGAGTATGCAAATCAAGTTCGCGGCTTTCCTGAGTTCTCTCATTGCCTGCAAGAGTTCGAGAACCTGACGGATTTCAAATCCGCGCATATCAAAAAGGCGATCAATCAAAGCCAACTGGTGCTGAGTATCGAGGCCGGCGACAATGGACCGAGCGACAACGTTTTCGAGGCGATCACTCAAGCGAAAACAGGCCCGAGCTCGAGCAACGTCAGCCCGACGGCGAGCGTGGTCGACACCGGGACCCAGTTCTCCTATCAAGTGATCGAAGAAGCGGCGAGCGGTACCCCTGGCTCGACCGTGGTCTATGGCCTCGACTCGGGCGAGAAGCTTAGACCGTTCGTGAACACCGCTCCGGCCGATGGCTTTGACGCGTTCGTCGACTCGTTCGCCGCCTACTTGAGCGCGAGCAACTCGATCCCGATCGAGGTCGTCTTGATGCGCTTCAATGCCAGTTACAGCGCGAGCCGCGCGAGCCTCATGCTCTTTTGGCGCGTTGCCCAGATCTGGCGTGACGAGCAAGCGGCCGATCTTCTCGACACGGTTTACACGGCCTGGCTTTGGGGCGAGATCGCCGCGGGTAGGGTCATGGCTCGAGGGTTCTCGGATCCAGCTCTACGGGCGGCCTGGACTCAATGCGCGTGGTCGGGCGTTCCTATGCCGAACATCGACCCCGCTAAGACGGCAAAAGCTGACGAGATCTATGTGAAGCTCGGCGCGCAAAGCCTCGACGCGGTCGCGCAAAACTTCTCGGGCTCGCGCTACAAGCAAAACCGCGCGAAGCTCGAAAGACAGTACGATGGTCATCCGATCCCGCCGTGGGAAAAAGTGGGACAGGCTCCCGCGCCCGTGCAGCTGGCCGAGCCCTCGAGGGCCTCGGTGACCCGCGACACGGAAGATCAGGACGACGAGCAGAAACAAGAAGAGGAAAACGACAATGGCAAATCCCGCCGTGACAGCATGCGCTAAGGACGCGTGGACCAAGGTCGCGACCTCGGTAACCGCCGGCCAGGTCCACATATTGAGCAAGGCGCCGAGCCAATATGCGCACACTTACCGACTGACCGGCGGGGACGCTCCAACCACGCTTGCGGAAGCCGTGGTCATGGAAGAGACCTCGATCCCGATCTCCGCCGCTGCAGCGATCGACGTCTATGTCTACGCTTACGGCGCGGCGGGTAGCGTGAGGGTGGACGTGTGACCGACCAGGCGCGAACATACCGCTCCGCGGCGCCCTCGAACATCGGGCCCGGCTTTCGTCCTGGCTTTTATCCCGATCCGTTTTGGGATGACCAGAACTTCGACGTGCTCTCGATCACGGTCCCTGGTGGCAATGACGCGCCGACCGCCTATGTCATACCCGGAACGGGGCTTGTGTTACCTAATTTCCGGAACTCCGCCGGCATTACCGAGATCCCCGCGAGCAAAGAGCTCGAGCACGCTTGGCAGGTCGGGACCTCGATCTTTCCGCATGCGCATATCGTGAAGCTGACGGCTACCACCGGCAGTGTGTTCCTCGGGTTCGAGTACCGGATCGCCAATGGAACGACGGTTGTAACCGGATCGAAAACGCTCGTCTTGTCGCTCACCGCGGCCGCGGTCTTAGATGAGGTCGTATTCGCCGACCTTGGCGAGATCGCGCTGACGGCGTTCACCGCAGCAGGTCCACAGGTCACGTTCCGGTTCTACCGCGATCCCGGGAACATTGCGGACGATTTCGCCGGCGATATCGGGGTCACAACGGTCGGATGGCATTTTAAGCGCGACTCCGCCGGGTCGAGACAGGTCACGACGAAATGACCGAACTGTATCAACAGATCTGGGCATGCGAAGAAGCTGCGCTCGTGGACTATCTATCTCGTCGTGAGCGCTTCGAGCTCACGGGGATCGACCCGAAGCACGAAGCTTTTCTTTTCGGCACTGGTCGCGACCGAGCCCCGATCCTCTCGATCTCGAACGGCGTAGCGACGATCGCGATCGAGGGTGTTCTTTCCAAGGCAGGGCCCGATCTCATTGACCAGCTCCTAGGGCTCGGCGGTACCGGGTACGGGGAGATCGAGGCCGCGCTAACCGAGGCCCTCGAGAGCCCTGCAGTTCAGTCCATCCGGCTCGCGATCGACTCTCCGGGCGGCGAGGTCTTTGGGGTCGACGAAGCTCGAGGCGCCATTGCTCGAGCCGCGAACGCCAAGCCCGTCACCGCGTTCAATACCGGTCGCGTTGCCAGTGCAGCCTATTGGCTCGCGAGCTCCGCGCAAAAGATCGTGGCGACGAGCCCGGCGAACCTCACCGGTTCGATCGGCGTGGTAGCCGTGGCCATCGACCGATCAGATCGCGATCGGCGGTTTGGCATTGTGACCGTGGTCTCACGCAACGCTCCGGACAAGCGCCCGGATCTCAGCACTGAGGCCGGACGATCGATTATCCAAGACCAGGTCGACTCGCTCGAGCGCGCCTTTATCGAGCGGGTTGCCGAAGGCCGTGGCATCGAAGCGAACACAGTCCGAGCGACTTTCGGCCGTGGTCGAATGCTCGTCGCGATCGACCCTGACAAGTCGAAGCCGAGCGCGCTATCAGTTGGAATGATCGACGAAGTCATTGACGGATTCGGGACGGGCTCGAGCACAACTCAAGCGGGCCCCGTAGCCGTCGACGACCAAGCCATAGACGAAGCTGGGCATACTGCCACGGCTGACCAAGATGCGCCGCATTGCGCGGCCGAAACGGAGAATGACATGAGCAAAGAGCTAGAGACCAGGATCTCCGAGCTCGAAGCGATGCTCGGGCAAACAACGGCCGCGCAAACCGACCTAAAGGCGCGTATGGAAGCCGTTGCCCCGATCCTCGCTTCGAACGTCTACCCCGCCGTGATCAAAGAGATCGCGGCAAGAGTGCTGTCCGGGAAAGAGCACGCAAAAGCGCTCGAGGGCGCCGTTGCCGTGTTCGATGCCCAGCACGCAACCGCCACGATCGAAGCGGCCAAGCTGGCCTCGTCCGAGGCCAAGGGCCCCGAGCCCCGCGCGCTCGAGTCCGCAACCCCGGCCGACGGGTCGATCGTTTCCGCCGCGTCGCTCGAGTCCGCTGTGGGCGTGCTCCGCGCACAGCTCGGGAGGGAATAACCCATGACAGTCATGACCATTACCGACAACACCAACAAGCCATTTTTCCTTGGCGGCGGCGATCGCGTCGTTCGCAGTCAAGAGAACTTCCTGCAGGACGGCGGCCGCTCTGCAGTGCTCGCACCCTATACCGTCGTTGCGAAGAACAGCGCGGGCAAGTGGGTCCCCTTGTCCGACGTGGACGTCTACCAGGATTCCGGGTTCATGACATGCGGAACCCTCGCCGGCGCCTACACCGTATGGGACGACGTCACCGACGGGTCTTTCTCGGTCACGATCGACGGTGAAGTGATCAACGTCACCGGCCTCAATTTCTCGACGGTGACAGCCAACACAATGATCCCGTTCGTGATCAACTCCCACGCATCCGTGGTCGGCAAGTTCCGTTGTGTCGACGTCAACGGCCTCGGTACCATCATGCGCATCGAGTCCTTGAAAAAAGGCCTCGGGGTCTCGTCCGTTTCCGTGCTGTCCGCAGTCGGATCCGGTACCGATATCTCATCGGGAACAACCGTCGGTCTCAATGGCCGCTCGGGAACTGGCACCGTCACCGCGGCCGTGGGCGACGTCTACACGACGATCCCCGCCGGCATCTACATCGGAACCGAGATCTCCGCCGCGGCGCTCGTCGCCGGCGACGTGACCAAAAAGCAGGTTTGCGTGGGTGGTTTCCCTGTCTACGTCGACAAAAATCAACTGGTCTTCGAGAACAGCCAAACACTGGCTTCCGTGATCACGGTAAACGGGGTTTTCAAAACAGTCGAGGATTACCTCGTCAATAATCTCGGAATCATCGCCGTCGACTCTGTCGCGATCGACGCACAAGAGAACGACTAAGGAGACGCTATGACAATACTGAGCCCAACTGCCCCGAGCATCTACAAACGCACGATGGACGGCGTGTTCGATGAGCGCGATATCATCGCAACGCCGACCGGCTTTCAATCACTGTTCGGCCGCCTTGGCGGCGGAACGAGGATCTTCGAAGCGCAGGACGTCGAAGTGGACGTGGACATCGTTCGCGGCAATGAGCGGATCGCTCAAATGTTCCCGCGTGGAATGTACGCCCACGACATCGACCCCAAGAAGTATGCGATCCAGGAGCTCTTTTCCACGCGCACTTTCCGGTTCCCCTTCGCGGAAGAGGAGACCCACATTTCCGCGGCGGAGCTCCGCTCGCGAACCGCCGGCGAGAGCGCTTACGAGCGTATGGACGGCCGAACGCGCTTGCGAATGAAAGCGTTCAAAGCTCACCGGGAGCATATCCGCAAACACATTCGGCTGTTCGAATACCTCGCCGCCGAAGTGATCCTCACCGGCAAGCAGCCGGCGATCATCGGTGCGACCGAAACCGAGTGGCTCTATGATTTCAAGCGCCTTTCGACGCACACGGTTGCCGCTTCCGGCGCCTGGCTTACGGCCGCGACCGATATCCTCGGAGATCTCAACACGGCTTGCCTCGCGCTGCGCAAAAACGGCAAGGTCCGAGCCGACGGCTTGATCCTCGGATCGAGCGCCTACGCTGGCGTTCGCGCGAACACCAAGATTTCCGCTGACGCTGACGTCATGCGCTTCGAGATGGTCGAGCTCGGCGGGCTCCGACAAGTGCCCAGCAAGTGGGCATTCATGGTCGAAGCTGGCTTCGACTATCGCGGCCGGCTCGAGGTCGCGAGCGGCAAGCAGTTGGACGTCTTCACCTATGACGAGTGGTATGACGACTCGAGCGGAACCAAAACCCCGTACATGCCCGCGGAGCGCGCGATCGTGTTCTCGAGCGAGACACGCTGCGACGCTTATTTCGGGCCAAACGAGCGGCTAGACTACAGCCCACAAGAGATCGCCGAGATGCAGTATTACCTCGGGATCGGGCCCATGGCTGGCCCACTTCCGCCGAACGTCAAGGCCCCCATGGGTCAGATCGATTTGCGGATGTTCCACTTCGACGCCTATCTCGATTCGCGTCGAACGGGTCTCACGATCCGGACACAGTCGGCGCCGATCTTCGCGCCGACCCTGACCGATGGCTTTTACGTGATCGACACCACGCCATGATCCGGTGGGCGTGCAGCACGCCGCGCATGCGGCGGAATGGTGGTCTTTTCTGTCTCGGTGACGTTGTCCCTAGCGGCTACTTCACCGAGGCGGAGATCGCCGACCTCGTTTCACGCGGCAAGGTAACCGTTACCGAATCGAAGCAAGTCGAGATCGGAGCTCCCGAGCTCGTCGAGCCCCAGGCCCCCGAGCTCGTCGAGCCCCAGGCCCCCGAGCTCGAGGAGCACGAGGATCTCGACGAGCCCGACGAGCCGATCGACCTTGGCGCGGTAAGGGACAGGCCGAAGGGGAAACCCAAACGCGGGAGAAAACCATGAGAGAAGACGGAAGAATCGCAAAGACCGTGTATGTCGGGAACGGCGTGGAATCCATTGAATGGATCGACCCGCCCGCGAAGAAGAAAGACCCGAAGGTCGAGCACAAGGCCGAGCACAACGCCAAGGCTGAAAAGCCCGCGAAGGACTAGCCCTTGGTCGACCTGCGCAAATTGAGCGAAGAGTTTTTGGGTACTTCACTGGAAGGGGACTTTTCCCTTCCGGTGGAGATCCAAACTCCGAACGGCGCGATCCAAACGGTGCGAGCTCAAGTGCTCTACGATCGCACTGGCGAGGACCCGCAAACGGGCGAGATGGTCTACGTCACGGATCCCGTGGTCGTGGTCCGTCGTTCTTCGCTTAGCCCCCTACCCGAGCCAGGGGAACGCCTTGTGATCCGGATCCCCTCGAGCCCCCGGGAGGACGCGACGAAAGAGACATATTTTTGTTTCGACCAGTCGTTTCAAGGCGGGCGGTCACTCGGTATGATTCGGTTCTATCTCACCAAGACTGAGCAGACACCAGCATGACGATGATGTTTCGCACAGTCAAAGCCGCCCTGGTGACGATCCTTGGGAACGCGTCGACCACGGGTGGTTATCGGGTCACCGGGTATCAAGGGCAGAGTACAGAGGCCGATACGGTATCCGGAACGAGTCGCAAGGTCTCGGTCAGCTACCGCGCCGGCTCTTTCCCGCGGAGCGGCTCGAGCCCCCGCGGGCCCGTGCGTCATGAGATGGAGTTCGCCGTCGAGCTCCTATGCTCGGCGCGAGCTAACGGGGACTTGTCCGCGCTCGAGAACCCAGAGTCCACGGACCAGCAAAAGGCCACGGCGATCGCCGCTTTCGTCCCCGCGGCGCAAGCGGTTGACGCTCACATGGATAGTTTCATCGACACCGTCTATCAAGTGCTCATGGACAATGAAGCCACGCGCCTTGATGACGGAACGCTCGGGGATCTCAAGGTCTCTAATCGGTGGATCTCCCGAGTCCAGAAAGACGATCCGCTACCGAGCGGAGCTCTTGCCGTATTGAGCGCGACAATCGTGTACAATGTGGTCGCCACGGAAGAGATCACCGGCGCCGCGGCGATCGCGCCGGCCCCGCCGGAAGGTCAGCCCGCGTATGTCGGATCCGTCATTATAGACTTGCTCGTCGAGGGCGACGTCAGCAACCCCGTTGCAGGCGACACCCACGAGGGCCGAGCCGGGATCAAGGAAGTTTATTAATGACGTTAAATGACTATCTCAATTCTCTAAATGACGCGGAGCGAGTCGCTTTCGTGAAGCGTGTCGAGGCAGTCGGGAACCAAACCGTCGATGTGTTCTCCGAGGCCCTGCCGAAGTGGTATGATCCCGAGGCCAGTTCACTAGACGTCAATTCCGTGTATGCGGTGCACAAGCACGAGGGACCAGGCGGAGCGACCCACTTCCATCTGCTATTGCTCGATTATCAATACGCCTACTGGGAGAACGCGGAACGCAAACCCGCGAAGCCTACCAAATCCGAGGACCCGGATCCAAAGGACGAGAAACCAGAAAACGACGTTAAGATCGTCGCGAGCAAAGCAGATAAGAAGTTTTTCAAAGCGACGGCAAAGGCCGACGGTTCTACCGAGGACGGGCCCTTGCACGTGTTCGGCTCGAGTTTGTATGACCCGGACAAACGCGTTTTCATTTTCCCCGGAACACAGAAAAAACAGCCGATCGAGGTCGGCGCAAAGCCGATTGAGGTCGGCACAGAGGAGACTAAGGCATGACTATCAACGCAAGTAGCCTTGCCGCGGCAAACGCGGTGAGCGTCAGAAACGTCCAGTTTGCGCCGGCCTCGGAAGTGCTCGCGCGAAAGATCGTCGTGGTTGGGACCTACGATCCGGCGAAAACAACCGTGGTAGCGGCGACACCGATCCAGGTCCTGAGTCCCGAGGACGCGGGAAGCCGCTTCGGTTTCGGATTCATGTTGCACAGGCTCGTCAAGGGCGTGTTCGCTGGCTCCAAGGGCGTGGAATGTTGGTGCGTACCGCAAGCGGAAGTGGCAGGCGCCAAGGCCGCGGGGACGATCACCATTGCTGGCACGGCAACGGCAGCGGGGACACTCCATCTGTACATTGCCGGCGACTATGTCCCGGTTAGCATCGCCAGCGGTAACACGGCCGCGCAAGCTACCACGGCAATGATTGCCGCGATCAACGCGGTCACAGATCTCCCAGTGGTCGCCCTCGTCGATGGATCCACGCCAGCAGAGACCGACGTCACCGCAAAGACCACGGGAACCTACGGCAACGAGATCAAGATCCGGCTCAACATCTTCGACGGGCAAGAGCTCCCGGCCGGAATCACCGCGGTGACGGTCGTCGACCTCACGGGCGGGACCGGAACCCCGGTCATGGCCAACGCACTGAACGGCCTCGGGACCGGCGACCTCGCGAACGCCAACCATTTCACCGATGGCGTTCACGGCTACCTGCAGGACGCGACCTCGCTCACCGCGATCTCGACTTACAACGGCGTGGGCAATGACGCGACGGGGCTCTATGACAAGCTCGTCGCTCGTCCCCTTCGGTTCTTGACGGGTGACATCGACGCGGGATCCGACGGCCTCGCGGCTCTCGTCGTCATCGGTACGGCCGGCAGGGCAACCGACCGGACAAACGGGATCATCGCCGTCCCCGACTCACCGAACCATCCGAGCGAGATCGCCGCGATCGCGATCGGTGTCATGGCCAGAACGAACAATGACCGCGCCGAAGAGTCCTATGTCGGCAAGCTCCTTCCCGGTGTCATCGCTGGTCGGCAAGTGGCGATCGGCGCTGCAGCCGGAAGGTGGACAGACACATACGACAACCGCGATTCGGCGGTCAAAGCCGGGATCAGCCCGACGATCGCTGACACCGGTTTCACCGTGCGCCTGCAGAACGTCTTGACGTTCTATCATCCGACTTCGGTCCCCGTGGGCTCGAACGGCTACCGCTCGATGCGGAACATCTCGATCGTCCAGAACATTTTGAACTCTGTAAAATCGAACTTCGCACAAGAGAAGTGGCAGGGGATTTCGATCGTCGCTGACGTGAACAAGGTCAGCAACTCGCTGAGCAAAGACAAGGCGAGGTCCTCGAGCTCGGTCATTACCGATCTCGTCGCGCTCGCCGACGCGTTCGCCTCTCGCGCCTGGCTCTATGATGCGTCGTTCACGAAAGAGAACTTGACCGTCTCGATCCGCACCGGCGGTATCGGGTTCGATTCGGTCATGCCCGTTGTGCTCTCGGGCGAGGGCGGGATCCTCGACACGAGAGTGGATTTCGACACAGCGCTAACCGTGTTCCTCGCGTAAAGCGAAGAAGGGAAAAAGTGACCCATGGCTTATGACGTAGCGGGAAGCAACGGCGCGCTCGAGATCGACGGAATCTCTTTCGACGTCGCCGCGGATTCGAATTTTTCCGTGACCCCGACCGAGTACGAAAATGATCTCGTCGCAACGAGCGGCAAGCCGATGATCAAGAAAATGCGCCGCACGCCCAACGTGGAAAGCGTGATCTTGATCTGCAATGCGGAAGATCGCTTGAAGCTCGAGTCGTTCAACGACTCCAAGACACCCTATGGCTTGTCATGGACGAACGCCGCCGGCGACACCTATCGCACGACGGGGATCATCCATTACGAGACATACGAGACCGAAGAGAATCGGTGCACGCTGACGCTGTTACCGCGTGAACCGTGGGCGCCTTTCGTCGCTTCATAGCGACTAGTCGAGAACAGAAGGCCGGGAGTTGAACATGCACACCGTCAGCAGAGAAGTAGCCGAAAGCCAATTAGGCAAACTGTTCGATCATTATGAGATCGAGCTCGAGAAGCGCCTGAAATCGGACAACGCGCAAGCTGTGGCCGATGACGTCAAGGATATCTTGACCCGCAATATAATGAAAGGCCGACTCGAGATCGACGAGGACGAGACCGGGAGCGGGATCAAGATCACCCAGCGCTTGCGCACGCCCGTGGGGACCGTGAGCGAGATCCATTATCATGAGGTCACGGGTCGAGCTCGAACGGCGATCAAGGACGTCGACAAGGGATCGCCGCATCAAAAGATCTACGCGCTTCTCGCGGCGATCTCGAAAGAACCACAGCAGGTTTTCCTTGGCATGAGTGGCGTTGACCTCACGTGCGCGGAGACCTTGTCCACGGTTTTTTCGTTAGTGTGATGGACGACGTGCACCGCTTTTTAGGGAACTTGTTTTTCCGCGGTGCGAGTCCATCGGAGCTCGTTGACATGCCATATCACGAGCTCAAATACTGGAATCAATGGCACGAGGTAATGGCTGACGAGGAACGTAGATCGGTCAGCAACGCGAAAGCGAAAGCGAAGTGAACCTTGCCTGATTTTGCGGTCAGCGTAGCGATCCGAGGCGATGACCAGATCAGCGACAACCTGAGACGGTTGACGAAAAGCGTAGACCGTTTCGGGAAGAAAGCCGATCACTCGTTCGGCATGGCCTCACGAGCCGCGGGCGTTTTCAAAAGCGTGGTCGGCGGGGTCCTTGTCTCGGGTGCGATCTCCGCCGGGTTCAACGCGATGCGTATGGGCGCCGCTTCCGTGGCAAAAGAGTTCCTAGATATGGATCAAGCGCTTGTCTCTGCAGGCGCAAAATTCCAGCTCTCGAAGCTCGGCGCCGAGCAAGCCGCAAGCACAATGCAAAAGCTCAAGGACGCGGCTCGAGAAGTCGGAGCAGCGACCGAATACACCGCGGCGGAAGGAGCTCAAGGCCTAGAGTTCCTCGCCGCGGCTGGCTTCACGGCCGAGCAAGCGATCGCTTCATTGCCGGCAATGGTCGACCTCGCAACGGCGAGCAACTCCGACTTCGCGTCATCTGCTAGCGTCGCGGCCGACGCGATCGGTGCGTTCGGCCTGGCCTCGGATGACGCGCAAGTCCAGGCCAAAAACCTGCAGCGAATCACGGACGTTTTCGCGCAAACCGCGGCGCGGTCGAACGTGGGCATGGAGGACCTTTTCGAGACGTTCAAAATGGGCGCCCCGATCATGACCACGGCCGGTCAGAGCCTTGAGTCCTTTGCGGCGATGACCGCTATCATGGGCAACGCGGGCATCAAGGGATCGCTCGCGGGAACCACGCTCAAAAACACGATCGATCGCCTCATTGCGCCAGTCGGCAAGGGCGCCGAAGTTCTCAAGCAACTGAAGATCCAAGTCAAAGACAGCGGCGGGAATATGCGCGACGTCGCCACGATCCTCGAGGACTTCGGCAAAGCTACTGAGGGCATGGGAAATGCGCAACGCACCGCGGCGATCTCCTCCGTGTTCGGTATGCACGCGGTATCGGGCATTGCGACGATCCTCGACACCGGGATCCCCACTTTGAAGTCGTTCCGCTCGGGTCTCGAGGACGCCGGCGGAGCCTCAAAGAAGATGGCCGACGAAATGCGCAAGTCGCTCACGAACCGGATCAAGGTTCTAAAGTCCGGACTGACCGAGCTCGGCTTGAAAGTAATCGAGGCCTTTCGGGACAAGTTCCCGAACGCCTTGGAATCCGCGATCAAGGCAATACAGACCTTTGACGTCATGCCGATCATCAACGGGATTAAGACCATTGTCGAGACCGTCAAGAGCGTTTGGAATTGGTTCGACAAATGGAAGTACGTCATCTTCGCGGTTATCGGAGCGATGGCGGCTTTGCGGATCGCGCTCGCGCTGACCGCAGTTGTTGAGATGTTCATTGCAGTTGTCACCGGAGCAACGACGGTCACAAAGCTTTGGGCGGCTTCTCAGATGGCGGTTAACGTCGCTATGTGGACGAACCCTGTAACCTTGATCATTGCTGGAATCATCGCGCTTATAGCGATAATTGCCTTGGTAATTGTCTATTGGGACGAGCTTGTGGTCCGGTGGGAGGACGGCCTAAAGGTTATGGGCGGCGGGACAAACGAGACGACGAACGCGATCGCTGACTTCTTCGCTATGATGAGCGCTAGCGTTACGAACGTCGCGATCGATATCAGCAACGCGTTCGGCGAGGCCTGGTATGGGATAAAGGCACAAGCCGCTGACGTCGCCTCATTCGTGGTCGGCGTGATGTCAACTGTTAGGTCCGCGCTCGGTATGGACGTTTCAGGAATGCCGTCTAGAGAAGATATCACTAAGCAGTTCGGAATCGACGAGGCTTATAAGCCGACCGATCACATAGACTATAAAGATGCGGTGCAAGACTATAGAGACTACTTTGCAGAAGCACCGCAGGCGCAAGTTGAATCCGGGCGAACATGGGCCCCGCCGAATAGAGCGAAACAAGAGGCCTCGCAAAATAACGTGAACTTGAGCGGCACTATTGACGTGGTCAGCAAGAGCGGCTTTATGACCGAGACGAACGGTCAGAGTACGGTGAACGGACACAAGGCCCCGGGCGTCGACTGGCGCTCAAAGGGCGGACAGAATAGCGGGGCCCAGTAATGGGACTAGGCGACGCGATCGACAAACTAAAGGATCTTCTCGGCCTGGGCCCTGACGATTGGGCAGCTCGGCTCGCCGCGTCGATCGACATGACGAGCCCGAGCGGCAAGGCGTTCTCGCCGAAGTGGATTGGCAACGCGCGGAGCTTTGACAAAAAGCTCGGGATCTTTTCTTACCCAAAGCTTTTGGGAAACGTCGTCCAAGATCTCGAAGCGGATTCGGCGCGCTATCCCCTCACGCTCTACTTCGACGGGAAAGACAACGATCTCGACGCGGCTAGTTTCTTCGAGGCCGCTCGAGAGACGGGCCCGTGGGACGTGGTTCACCCGGTCCATGGGTACGTCCAACTGCAGCTGATTTCGATCTCGGAGCAAGTCCAGCCCGTGACGAGTGGCGGGATTACGGTATTCGATACCGAGTGGATCGAGCCGATCGACCCTGACGAGCTCGTCACCGCGCGGGAGCTGCAGAGCAAAACCGAAGAGGCGATCAAGGATCTTAACATCAACGCGGCGCAGCAATTCGCGGACAACATAACCCAGGCTGCAGCGTCGGCGGTGAACGCGATCGCGAGCGCGGCAAGCCTGGTCTCAGCGATCATGGACGCTGCGACGAGCCCGCTTTTCGATTCGCTCGATGCCTTGAATAGCGTGGTGAACGCGACTCAAATCGCGCTGCAGAGCACGATCACTCAAGCTGAAATCATAGCTGACTCGCTGGCCGGTCAATTGCAGCAGCTGGCTCAACTCCCGGCGTTAGGATCTGGTAACGGTTCTTCGAAACTCGATGCCTTTTCTAACGTGATTGATTCGGTCAGCGAGCAGCTTCCTTTAACGGGTATTCCGTCATCTGAGGACATCGAGATCGTCAAGAACAAGGTCGCGGTGCACGAGCTCGCCTTGAACGCGACCGTGGGGGCGATCGCAAAGGTCGCGATCGTTTCCACGCTCGTCACGAGGTCTGACGCGCTCGTCCTCGCCGAGCGGCTTGGCGACCTGACCACGACGATCCTTGGTAACCTCGACACGACTCAACAAGCGTTCGACGGTCAGCCCGCCGATCTGCAATACGCCTCGAACGGTCAGACCTTCGCGAGCATCAACAACGTCATAACGCTCGCCACGCGCTATCTTTTGGCCGTTGCGCCGGACCTCAAGATCGAGCGACGGCAGATCCTCGACGAGCCCAAGACGCCGGTTCAAATCGTGCTCGAAGCCTATGGTGAGCTCGGGACCGATAGCGCGCTTCTCGATCTTTTCATCGAAGCCAACAAGCTCGGTGACACCCTCGACGGCAACGGGATCCTCGTGCTCGATCGTGGGTCGGAGGTCGTGACGTATGGCTAAGCCAACCGCCGGCCGGCCGTATACGATCGTCCCTGGGGATAACCTCTCGAGGATCGCGGCCGCGGCTTATGGCAGTCCACGCGAGTGGCGAAAGATCTGGAAAGCCAACAAGGCCACGCTCCGGAGCGGGGACCCGAATCTGATTTTTCCGGGTGAGGTTCTGTGGCTTCCCGAGCAGGTTATCCCCGTCGAAGAAGACGACGAGACCGCGCCCGATCGGCTCGAGGGAAAGGACCCCGGCGACTTTACGATCATAGTCGAGGGCCTCGAGATCCCCGTGGTCGACGGTCGGGCGTTCCGTTCGATCGACACCGTGGCCGGCGGGTTCTCCGCGACGATCCCTTGGGATCCAACGAGAACGACCGACCGAGCCAAAGAGCTCCTATCGAAGGTGAAGCCTTACGGCTTCAAGCCTTGCGAGTGCTACCTTGGCGGCGAACTCATGATGACCGGGCGCCTTTACGGCGTGGGCGTGTCGATCGGAGCGAACGGCGTGACGCTCGACCTCGAGGGATGGAGTCACACGGCCGATTTGGTCGACTCGACAGTCCGGCCACCATACGAAGCGAAAAAAGTCACCCTCGAGCAACGGGCAACGTCCATGCTCGAGGGGTTCGCGATCGAGCTCGATTTTCAGCTAGACGAGGACGAGCAATTCGACAAAATCACGATCCAACCCACGGACACGATCTTTAATCATTTGCTCGAGCTCGCCAGGCAGCGCAAAGCCCTGGTGACGAGCGACGCCAAGGGGCGCCTGGTCATAACACGGGCGAACGTCGACGGAGGATCCGTGTTCACCCTCGAGGAGGGCAAACGCCCGCTCTCGCAAGCGGCGATCCGCTTCGACGGTCGAGCGCGGTTCAATACCTACACCGCGATCTCGCAAGCGCCACGGAAGAAGAAAAAGAACGCTTCCGCGCCGACGGCTACGGCGAAAGATGACGTCGTCCCCGCGGCGCGTATGTTTCGATTCCAGGCGAACGACGTCAAGGGCGAGACCCTACAGCAGGCCGCAGACTGGGAACGCTCGAGGCGCCTCGCGGACGGGCTCAAGGTGTCGATCCCCGTCGACGGCTGGCAAGTCCCGGGGACGAAGGACCTATGGCGCGAGAACACGATCGTCACGCTCAAAAGTCCATCGCTGTTCATTCCGGATGGGTACGACTTTTTGATCCGTTCCGTGGAATACTCGTTTTCAGAAAAGGGCGCCGTTGCTGACCTCGAACTCGTTCCGCCGGAAACGTTCACCGGCGAGCCCTTAAAGGAGCCCTGGCTATGACAGTCACCGGAAAAGTTCTCGATAGCGAAGTGGGCCCGAACAAGGACGGTGACACGGACGTCCGGCTGCTAACGGTCGAGCTCGCCGATGGTGACGATATCCAAACCGTCGAGTACTACGACTGCGGCGGGCGCGACTATCTCCCGCCGGACGGCGCCGAAGTCGTGATCGTCGATATCTCGCCTTCGTATCGCGTAGCGGTTGCCGTCGACGATCGCCAGGACTCGGTAGTCGCCAAGGGTGAGCAAGAGCTCTACTCGCTCGACGAAGCCGGAACGGCCAAAGCCGCGACGATCAAGCTCACGAATGACGCGGTCATCGAAATGAACGGCGACACAGATTTCGCCGTGAGATACTCGGAGCTCGAGTCCGCGTTTAATCAACTCAAGCAAGACTTGAACGCGTTCATTTTGATTTACAACACTCACTCGCATTCGGCCTTCGGTGGCCCGCCAAGTGCCACCGGCCTCGACTCGGCCGCTGATATCAGCGGAGCCAAGATCGACGAAATAAAGGTGCCGTAGATGGCATACGATCGAACACAAGGCGATCCCAAGATCACGATTGACGGCGACGGCGCCGATCTCGTGTTCAAGGGCGGGCAACCGATCATGGACTCCGGTCTCGAGAACGCGATCTTGATCTCGCTGTTCTCGGGGTCGGAATGGTTCGGTAACGCGTTCGCCTTGCCAAGCTCGAGGATCGAGAGTCGATTCTATCCGCTATCACTCAAGTCGATCACCGCGTCGAGGCTCGCCGAGCTCGAGCGCGCGGTGAAAGCGGACTTGAAAGGCCTGGTAGCGAACGGCGCCATTGCCGATCCCGTCGTTCGCGCGAGCAACCCGACGGGCGATCGGCTGTTAATCGAGATCACGATCTCCCCGCCCGGTACCGAGGCCGAAGTGATCTTGCTCTCGCGCTACGGCGCAAACTGGTCTGTCCAGACCACTAACCCGGCGAGCTCGAGGGTGAACTAATGGCGATCTCAATACCGACGACTCAACAACTTATCGACACGTTCATAGCAGCCTTCGAGACCAAACTAGGTCAAACCGTTCCGGCGCTCGAGCGGAGTTTTATCTCGGTACTCGCGCGGGTCTTGGCGCTCTCCGATACTGGCCTATACAAGTATGCTGCGAATCGCATACTGCAATCGCTGGCCATTACCGCGACCGGCGATAACCTCGATCTCATTGGCGACAATTACGGGGTCTATCGGATCGCGGGGACCGCGGCGGAGATCAACGTCGTTCTCCTAGGGACCACGGGATCGACGCTCCCGCAAACGGCGGATCTTATCGCCGACAACTCCGGGGTTCGGTACTACCCCGAGACCGACGTCTCTTTCGATAACGCCCCCACGCCTGGACAAGAAACGTTCACGATCATATCCGAGTCGATCGGGACCACTGGCAACGCGGTCAGCGGCGACACGTTCACGCTCACGTCACCGGTGACCGGCCTGGCTTCCGTCGCCACGTACGCGTCGACCGATACGGCCGGCCAAGATCGCGAGGCGGATTCGGCCTACCGTAGACGGATCCTCGACGAGATCCGGACAGTCGGCGGAGCGGGCAACGGCGTGGATTATCGACGTTGGGGAGAGCAGAGCTCGAACGTGGCCAGGGTCTACCCGTATTCAGGAAAGCCGGTGGACGGATCCGAGGGGCTCGTCGACGAGCCCGGGGATCGCACCGTCTATGTCGAGGCGATCGAGGCCTATATCACCGGCGATCGGACAGCTGACGCGACGTTGCTCGCCGAAGTCCGGGCCTTGATCACAACCGACCCGGACACGAGCTTTGAGCGCGTTCCATTGGGTTGCCCGGATAACACCCTTTACGTCAAATCGATCGCGAACCAAGACATATGGGTCACGATCACGAGCCTGACGGCGAACGGGACCGCGTTGCTCGTGGACATAAAGGCCGACATCGAGGCCGCACTCGAGGGTTACCTGCTCGAGCTCGCGCCGTACGTCGAGGGCGTGGACGTCGAGGTCGATCGCAACGACCGGCTGACCGATCTGTCCATCGCGCGGATTGTCCAGCAGATTCTAATCGACCTGAACGGGACAGCAACGGACGTCACGTTCTCGCTCACCGAGGGCGGATCGAGCGCGGGATCCTATGTGGTCCCGCAAGGGTATTTGACCCAGCTCGGCGGGGTCGACTATGTCTGATTTCAAGTATTCGGATGTTCTCCGAACGCTCTTTCCCAAGGGCCCCATATGGGCGTTCAAAGCGTTCGGCCACGCCGACAAGCTCATCGAGACGATCGGCGATGCCAAAGAGATCATCCGCGATTACCTGAAATCGTTGACCCATATTCGAACGCCGGACGCAACGCCGATCCTCGCCGACCTCGAGCGCGAATATGGGATCACTCCGGCGAGCTCGCTTACCGAGGCCGAGCGCCGTTCCATTCTCGCCGGGTACGTCTACGCGAAAGCCGGGAGCGGGAAGGACGATCTTCAAGTCAGGCTTCACGCGGCCGGCTTCACCGATCTTTACGTGCACCACAACGACCCGCTCGTGAATCCGTCGTACTACGCCGGCGGGCTCTGGTCGGCCGTTTGCGCGCACGAGGACACCGTCTGCGGAAACCAAGAGTGCTACTGCGGCCAACTCGGCGTAGGCGGGTACGTGCTCGCCAATGGGCCCGTGTATGACGACAACGGGAACTTGCACGAGTACACGATCCCCGCGGGGTCATCGACGTGGCCGATGGTGTTCTTTATCGGAAGCGCAAAGGGTGCGACCGTGGTTGGGTTCGTCGTATTCCAGGACGGGGATATGGAGTATGGCACTGACCCAGACAGTATCCTCGAGGACGGCGACGCGGAGCTTTCCACGACCTCGCTCTGGACAGCGGGAGAAGGGATCCCGTCATGACGACCGTTTTAAGCAAGCCATCGGGCTATCGAACCGGCGGAAGTGGGGCGAGGGTTCTACGGATCACGGTGTCGTCCCCATTCCCGCCGTCAGCCTACGCGCAACACGAGCTCATATTGCTGGCCGGCAAAGAGTACCGGCTGCAGGGCTGGCTAAGGTCAGATTCCGTGAACGAGTTTGACCTTGCGATCTGGTCCTCGCGCGTGGACGAGGGCGGAGCGGATACCGAGATCTTCGCGCTGAGCGGGACGGCCGCGTGGGCTCAATTCGACGAGACCTTTACCCCCGCGCATGACAGTTATTTGAGGTTTGGCGGGATCTATATCGAGGCGCCGACGGGCAATTTTTGGTTCGAGTATGACGATGTGACGCTATGGGCAACGGAAGACGTTCCCACGAACCCAATACTCTACTGGACGGCCGGCGGCGACGCGGTACTAGCGAAGGATCTCGATGAAATTTACGAGGGCCTGCAAAGCCTTTCTGTCACCGCTGACGCGAACGACTTTTCGCAGCAAGACGTGAATCTTGATGAGCGTTACGCGACCGTGAGTGACGCGTTCGTCATGTTCGACGGCGGGAGCGGAGTGCTTCGAAGCCGCGTCCTAGATCAGGAGCCTCTATCATGAACAACACGCTAGCCAATGGTTTCAGCGATATTGAGGTCCCGGTAGTCAGCGGCGGTACGAACGATTCGACCACGCTCTCGCTGACGTTCAACGGCGAGGACCAAGGGGCGAAGGGCACCATAACCCCCGATGGAACGGCCGGAGCGATCACCGCGTGGGTCAAAGTCAATGACGCCTCGCGCGATGAAACGTTTCGGCTTCGACCCCGGATCACCGGCTACAAAGCGCTTCCCGCCGCGATCACGATCGACGGCGTGACGGTGCAACCCTCGATCCGGCTCGAGGGCGAGGACGCCACGGTGTCAGCGTGGACGGACGTGATCAACGGTACCTCGTTCGCGATCGCGGGGACGGGCGCCGATCCGACGTTCGACGAGCAAGCGCCGGGCATTGATTGCAAAAGAGTCAAATTCAATGCGGGGAAGTATTACGCAGTTGGCAGTTCCGGGGTCGGGGCTTTAAGCACAAATGACTTTGTGATAGAAGCGGTGGTAAAACACGATACCTCGGCCGTTAACTACATATTCAGTAAAGTCGGGCCCGCCGGGTTAGGGGAATCCGTTGTCTTATACAGTGCGGGTGGATCACTAGTTTTGTATGTGGATTCCGAGCTCGCGGCTGCGGATCAAGTTACGTTGTCGACATCAATGGTAAACGGTCTGTGGTATCACATAATGCTTTTCTGTGACCGGAACGGAAATGGAAAGGGCTTTGTGAATGGCGCGGGCGGAACCGCGGTGTCGATAGCGAATCATTCCGCGGCGAACCTAGCCGAAAACGGGAGGTGGTCCATCGGAGCGGACACCGGAGGATCGGGTCTCGGTCAAGTATCTACTTCATATTTCGCCCTCTGGCACCGCGCAAGCTGGCTTGCTACCGCAGACTGTGCCGGCATCGCCGCAAAGCGCTTTGCACAATGCTGCGGAACCTACGCCGAGACGGCGCAATTAGTAAACCCCGGGTTCCTCGATCTCGATATGGAAGCCGCGGACGCCGCGTCATGGACTGCGCTAAACACCGCGACTCTGTCGAAGCAATCGGGAACGAGGACCGGCGGATCGGGATCGCTCGTGATCCGCGTCGCCGGCGACGGTAGCACGTCTTCTCCCAAAGCCGCGCAAACCCGAGCCGGCGGGATAACCCGTGTCACCGGCTGGGCCCGATCGAACGGCGCTGCAGTCCCCACCGTGGCCCTCACGAGTACAACGATCTGGACGGGATCGAACTCGACGAGCTGGCAAGCTTTCGATATTGCCGTCTCGTCCTACCTTTACGCGTCCACGCGGCTCGAGCTCGGGACCGCGCTCGCAACTGGGCACGTCGAGTTTGACGATGTGACGATCGAGGCCGACGGCGCCATACCGACAACGCAGTCCAGATCGACGCAGGCCTACCTCGAGAAATGGAACATTGCGGGGACCGAATCCTATTTGATCCCGGTCGGCGCGAATTGGCTTCGAACAGACAAAATCAAGTGCGCTGACGGGACCTTTGAAATAGGGGCGAGGTTAGAGCAAGCGCAAACAAACCTGTTTTTGTATTCCGAGGACTTCAGCAACGCGGCATGGACTAAGACCCGAACCACGATCGGGACCGTGGTGACCGGGCTCGGGAGCTTAAGCTTTAACCCGATCATCGCGAGCGTCGATAACGCAACGCATCTCATCAAACAAGCTGTCGTTACCGCGGCCGGAGAGGAGCACGTGGTTACCGTCTACGCTAAGGCAGGGGGCGGAGTCACTAATAGCATACGGATCGAACTGAACGAGGACGCAACACAGTACGCGTATTACAACCTCGCGACTGGCGAGATCGGCGCCGTCGGAGCGGGGTTCACCCTAACAGCGCCAGCACACATATACCCAAAGGGGAATGGGTATTACCGTTGCGATTTCAGGCCAACGACCCCGGGAACTGCAGCGACGGTAAACATCTATCTGTCAAACGGATCGACAGCGGGAAGCGAGACGTTCACCGGCGACGGTACCACCGTGGGGGTGTACCTAGCCGGAGCGCAATTCGAGCGCCAACTAGCGTCAAGCCAACACACGGGATCCCCATCGAGCTACGTAAAGACGACTTCCGCCACGGTCACGCGAGTAAAAGATCTCGCACTATATCACGGGTATGAGAATTGTGGCGGGCTAAACACCAAAAACGTCCACATGAAAGTGGACCATGTTTGCCTTGCTTTCGCAAACAACTATGTGGGGCTTCGAACGGCCGGATCGCTCACGTCGAAAAGCGCAAACGATAGATCAGAGCTTTACTCTGATATGTCCACGAAAAAGTGGAATGCGATCGCGGTGACAGGCGGGACCACGCAAGCGAGTTTAGCGGCCACGACTTCGACACCGTTCGATAACAACCTGCAGACGACCGAAGCTTGCTTTGCAAAAGACAACGTCGCGCTAGCGGTGAGTAAAACCGTCGAGGCTCGGGACACGTCCGCGACAATAAACCCCATGACCGAGATCGTTGTTGGCGCTAGCACGGGTTACCTGTATCACATTGACGGCATCATAACAGACTTTTTGCTTTCCCCTTATGGGACCGAATACCCACGGGCGATCTTTGCGCTCGATAAAGATGCCTACACCCAACAAGCGTTTATTGGGTACGACATGCTCGACGAGGACGCCTTGACGTATGAGCTCCGCGCCGGCGGCGGGACCACGCGACTAGTCACCATGAACGGCGGGACCTTCAACGTCGGCACGTGGTACCTAATCAGCCTCGAATGGACCGGCGGAACCTCGGTGAGAATCCGAGTCAACGGTACCAGCGTGGACAGCGCGACGGCCGACGCGACGATCGCCGAGCTAACCGATCTGTTTATCGCGTGGGCGGGGCTTTACGGCTACACGTACGAGCCCGCCGCTGGCGATCCCGACTACCCGATCACCTACGGGGCGATCTCGATCGCGGACGTGCAACACCACACCGCGGTCCCGCCGGCGGCCTGGTACACGGAAATGGTGGCCCGTGGCGTACCGGCGAAGAACGAGCATCTCATTCACCAGATCTCGCAAGTCGCGCACCAGGCCGAAACCCATTACGATCTACTGACCGGAACGGAAGGGGCGATCACCGATAGCGGGAGCGTGCTCAATTTCGTTCCGCCTACCGAGGTCGGGCTAGCGCTCGGCGCGAGCTCGACGAACAAGACGATCATCGACTTCGGGACAAACTTCGCGTTCATGCAAGAGACCTCGCACAGTTACGACGCTTGGATCCGCGTCGACGGTAGCGGGGATCAATGCGTGTGGGCGAACGGCGATGCGAACACAACCGACTTTCAAGCACTCTTGTATGACAACGCAACCGACTCGCTCATATACAAGTGCGTCATAGGTGCGACCCTAAGATCGGTCAGCGCGGAGATCGAGCTAGACAGGCTTTATCACGTCACGATCACGCGGGACTATGACAGCGGCGCGGGGACGACAACGATCGCGATCTACCTCGACGCGGTCGCGGCTGATATCCAGATCTATTCCGGCGCACCCGTGGTTACTAATGACGATTTCGTCATGCTTTCCACATTAGTAACCACGAGCGAGAGCGGTGAGGCTTTCACTCTACCTTTCACCGGCGCAACCGTGGGCAATCGTTTCTATGATGACGCGTTGACCCAGGCGGAGATCGACGCGATCTATTTAGCGGACAGCGCGGTCATCCTGAACGGGCCCTACGCGACGCAAACGATCACGCCGGCGACCTTGCCCGCGACGATCTCGGGAGCTGTGAAGCCCGACGGGATCAACGGCTACCCGATCGTGCTCGTCCAGGCCGAAAGCGGCGGAGCGTGGCGAGCGATAGCAACGGCGGAGAGCGAGACGGGTTACTCCGAGTTCTCGAAGCAAACCAAGGTCAATGACTTTCGGTTGTACGCAAAGGGTTACAATACCTACGAGCCCGTCACGGCATACTTCGATGACCTCGACGGCGGGGAGGATCCCGGCGATTTCACGATCGGGATCGTCGAGGTCGCGAAGAACAAGCGCAAAGCATTAGAAAATCTCGTGCTCGTCCACAAGCCTTTGCACTCGTGGGCAGTAATGGTGGTCAAGTACATTTGACGGTGAGGAGCAAAAACGATGTTGGATTTCTCGGGCTTCGATAACACAAGCGGATCTTTCCCGAACGTCGAGGCGACCGACTCGAGCGGGCCCACGCTACGCGACGGAACGCCGATCAACGCGAATCTGATAAATGATATTTGGGGCGGGTTTCAAGCGATCTTGAGCGCTGCAGGGACCACGCCGAGCGATGGCGTCGAGACCTCGAGCGCGAGCGATCTGCTCGATTCGATCCGCAAGCTCGGCGGAGCTCCCGGTGAGGTCGTGCTATACGCCTCGCCGAGCGAAACCTTTGACGCGAACATCTTACCGCTCAAGGGTCAGATGATCACGATCTCCGCTTATCCGGCTCTCGTCGCCGCGACCTACATTGGCGACACGAATAACCCGGTGGCGAACTTCCCCGCGTTTTACAAAGCGAGTGACGTCACCGGTTTTGTGCGCAACACCGCGGGGCCCTATTTCAGGCTCCCCGATTGCCGCGGCTATTGTCTTCGCGCACTAGCCGGCGCCCGTACGGGCGTGGACGCCTATCGTGATTACTACACTACGTTACTCGGAGTCGATCATCGCAACATGTCGGGCCTGACCACAGAATACAGCCCGGGATGGCATATCCATGACATTGAGACGGACGACGGGGATCAAGTGCTAGAGGAGCTCAACTATGTCATGAGAGCGAACCCAGGCAACGTAACGGGCTCGGGGGGTACAGTGGCCACATACGCAAACTACGTTTGGAAAAAAACAACCGCTGCATCTTACGACCTCGTCACAAAGATCAGCAGGCTGGCCTCGCCGGTCACTGATTTCGGAGTGAACGCCAGTTACAACGAGGTCTACCCAAGGAACGTCGGCTTTCAACTTGGGATCCGGTACTAGCATATGAAAGCGATCGCATACGAGATCATCGACGGCCACAGCATCGTAAGGTCGATCGGCGAGCCGACGATCGATCCCGAGCTGACGAAGCGCGAGGCGAGAAAATGCCTCGAACGATCCGAGGAATACAAGACGTTCGATCGCGCTTATCGCGTTTGCTCCGGGCTCGAGGACGCAACCGAGGCCGAGACCGCGGCCGCGAAAGTCCAGTTGCTAAAGGTCCTTGAGGATGTTGTCGAGCTGCGCAAATCCATAGTGAAAAACAACCCGGTCTTTTTCCCCGTGGCCGGCGAGACGAACGTCCTGGACAACCACGCGGAGCTCTTACGCAAGGCCCTCGCGGAGCTCAAGGATCACGAGCTCCTAACGCTCGACGGCAAGATCGTCAGCGACGAGCGCGGCCGGCGAGCGTGGACACTGCAGGACAGCGGCCGATGGGACTATATGACGATCTCGAAGCTCGGCGAAAAGCTCCCCGAGGCCTATCGCTGGAACGAGGACCTATCACCCGTCGAGCTTCACGCGATCCGCGAGCAAATGGACCGCGACCGGATCGAGGCCATGAGCGGGGACGAGCGCCGAGCTCGAGCGGAGGGTGAGGTCGACGCGGCACTCGACGCGATCGTCCGTCGCCACTTGCGATCCCAGATCAAGGGCGAGGTGACGACGAGTGACAACCTGCGCATTATGTATGAGCAAGCGACCCTGCAAATATACGAGCGCTACCAGCTGATCAGCGACACCACAAGCGAGGTCACCGGCGATGAGCGAGAAGAAAACGTTGAACGATCGGGAAACCCTGGAGATGGACAGCGAGACCCATAGACGCGTAATCTCCGAGATCGAAGCGAAGTACAGCGAGCCCCTGGCCACACTCCCGATCCTACGGGAGATCCGCGAAAATCAGATCAGCGCTGCGCAGGAACACAAGAGCCAATACGGCCGGATCGCAGACGTGCTCGGTGAACAAAACACCGCTATTAACAGGTTATCCACAGACGTCGCGGGGCTGTCCATCCGAACCGCGACGATCGAGATCGAACAGCAAAAACACGCTACGCTACTCGGGCAGGTGAAGGAACGGCAGGACGGTTGCGCAGCGAGGATCTCCCACGGCGACGACACAACCGAGATCCGCGAGATCAGATCGCAGCTGCACAAGGCCGTCCAGCGCCGATCGACCCCGCCGCGCGGGATCAAGATCGCCGCCATTGTCGACGGTTCGGAGCAAGTGACGGGTGGATGGTGGTCGAGCCCGGCGGGCAAGGCCGTTTTGACCGCGCTGGCCGGCTTGCTCGTGGCGATCGCGAGTGCCCTTACCACTTGGGCCACGCTATCCCCGAGTCAGGCGCCAACGCCAAGGCAAGCCCCGCCGATGACGAGCCCGGCTGACTCGAGAACGCCAGCCGACGAGACGAGACCATGGTCGCCTAACGAGTAGCGCCTACCAGGCCTTGCGGACGAGCGGAGCTCCGCCGGTCGAGCTCGAGAAGTAGTCACATGCAACGGTCATTGCGTCCGATAGGTGGTACCGCAGGACGCTGACGACCACGGCGAATCGACTGTGGTTGCTCCGCCAACCGCCGATGGACAGCCCGACGGGCAAGCCGCGGAGCTCGTCGAGGCGCTGCCTGGCTTCACCAGGGGCTATGTCGACCTCGACGATCATAGTCCATGGCCGGACGGTCCCGCGACCGTGGCAGACGGGGCACGAGCTCGAGCAGGGGCCAACCCCGGCGACCGGGCAAGGACGCTTCTCTTTTACCATGACCAGACCTCCTTTAGCTGACCGGGCCCGCGTAGCACGAGCTCGAGCTTGTTGACGCGACCGGCCGCGCTCGTCACCGGCTCGAGCGTCGCCGACCATCCGAGGGGCCCGATCGCGGCGTTGATTTGAGTAACAAGCGCATCTCGTCGCTCGAGGTTCACGTTTCGCCGTCCGCCGTCCGACCCAGCGAGCGACCACGGGAGGTCCCCGCGGAGAAGTCGGAGCTCGAGGACGCGTTCGGGCTGGCTTCGAATGAGGTTCTGGATTTCAGTCGACGTCATGACCACTGGCCTTTCTCGATCTGCTCGTTGATCCGCGCGGCGAGCTCCCGGGCCTCGATCAATGCGCGCTGGTAGGCGCAATTGACGGTCGTTCCCACGTTCTGATTTTCCCAAAGCTTTACGATCCGCACCACGCCCTTGGCGTTCTTCGAGATCATTTGCGGGACCTCGCGGCCGAGCTCGCGGAGCACGTCGCGATCGACGATGACCACGGCGACGCGCTTGTATCGACCCCAACAATTAGCGGCTGGCGTGCAAGACGCGCTCATGACGATCGCTTCGGTGTTTCTGGTCTCTTTGATTGCGGTTGCTGTTTTCATGCTGTGCTCCTTTGTTGCTCTCCGCCTCACTTATAGGAGCTTAGCTCCTATCGAGTAAAAGCGCAAGGAGAAAAAGCACAAGGGGGGCGCTACTTATTCCGCGCGAGCTCGAGCAACCCCGCGATCGACCTCGCGAGCGGGATCCGGAATCGAAAATCGCTCTCGTCACGCCACAGCTCGCGCTGCAGAACGAACCGCTCGGCGTTCGTTGCCCGGAGCGTCTCGTCCCCGGTGACTAGTGCGAGGTTCGGGTTGCGCGACGTATGGCCGGCCGTGGTATGCCCCCACGCCGTGGCCGAAATCCCGAGCTCGTCGAGGCGCATTACCAATTGCTGCAGGATCCCGCCGTGCAGGAGCTCGCCGGCTCGAGCGGGGCGAGGGTTGTCACCGGCTGTCCGGCAAGCGGCAAACCAAAGAACGGGCGAGGGCGCCAAGATCGCGGCCAGCGCGGCGGCGAGCCCGGGGAGCTTGGCTAGCGCGTGACCCGTTTGGATCCATCGCTCGGTCCCGTGGCAGAACAACGCGAGGACGTCGACGGGCTCGCCGAGCTCCGCGCGGGCGTCGAGCATCGCCCTCTCCGCGGCCGCTGGCCGCTGCAGCGCTGGCAGTTGCGGGATAGGGATCAAGGCGCAAGCGTCGCCGCGATCGGCGTGGAATTGGGCATAGGCGCGCGCCTCGCGCGTGAACTCGTCCCCGTCTCGTCTGCCGTGGGTGTTCTGTGCTGAGTAAAGGATGATATGTTTCACAGCCCGTCACCTTCCCGTAAAAGCGTTGACCAAAGTAGCGAACGCATACGCTGCTTGAACCGGGACCACTGCATTGCCGAGGGCGTGGAGCTGCTCGCGACGGAAGCCCAGCCCGTTGGATAGCCCATCAATGACTCGACAAAGCGTGGGTTCAACGCTCGGCCAGAACTCGACGGGTACAGTTGCCCATCGCTCGAGGTCGGCGGGACCGGGCGGCCAGATCGACACGCCACATCGGTCAAGCTCACCCCCGGATGAGCCTTGCTCCCCGGCAGACACCTTTGACCGCTCGCCTTGAAATCCGTTGCCGTTGCCGTTGGCCAGATCTTCGATTGATTGGTCAGACCCGCTTCCCGTCGATTGCCACAAGCTGCCCCTTTGGTCCCGTTCGAGGCCATCGGCGTTGCCCATCCCTTCGCCTGCCCCGTCAATAGCATCTCCCCTTTGCGCTCTCCTGAGCGGCTCAAGCAACCCGCTTTGCCTAAGCCCGCCGTAGGCGTCTGCCAGTCCTTCGCCCATGTGTGCAAGCTCGGTGTCCCAGCGCTCGGGCGCGTGCAGTTCGATCCATTCTGCGAGCTCCCCGACTCGCTCGCGGCCGGCGTCGGACACTGCGAGCGCGAATAGGCGTTCCCTTTGATGAGGGGCGCCCACCGTTGATGCTCGGCAGACCATCGCCGCAACCGTGTAACCCAAGCTTTGTAAATCTCGGGCGGCGACGTCGAAGCCGGCGGACAGATGGCGGGCGACGTTTTCGAGAAAGACGAGGGGAGGTCCGCATTCTCCGATGATTCGGAACACCTCGGGCCAAAGGTGTCTTGCATCGGCGGCTCCGCGCTTTTGGCCGGCGACGCTGAAAGGCTGGCATGGGTAGCCCGCTGTAACGCAATCCACAGGTCCACGCCAAGGTCTGCCGTCAAAGGTTCGCAAGTCGTCCCAGATAGGTGCTTGAGGTATGTGGCCTTGCTCCATACTCTGTGCGAGAATGGAAGCGCAGTATGCGTCCCGCTCGACAGCACAAATAGTTCGTGCGCCGGGTACCGCGATCTCAACACCGAGATCGAGACCTCCGAGACCAGTGCACAACGACAGTATTCTGGGAGGTATAACCACATTAGTTCCTTACTTGAACGCCATTCGAGCGCTCAAAAACTCGAGAAACGATCGCTCGTTCACGATCCACGTCTCGCCCACTTTCGAACAGTCGAACCGCTTCTCAGCGCACCAGTTTATGATCGTTCGCCGGTCGACTCGCGCGAGCTCGGCCGCTTGTGACGCTGATATCCATTTTGTTTTTGCCATATTAAAGTCCGCCCGGGATCATCCGGTATCGTTTCACATGAAATCCGTGGTCCCGTAGCTCGTCCATTAGTCCCCGGTACGCTTCGAGGACCCGCGAGGCCTGGGCTCTGACCCTGGAGGTCTGTTCAGCATCGCGAGCGTCACCGAAACGAGCCTCGATCCTCAAATACTCGGGCGCGTCCACGTCGCAATGAATGATCCGGTCCACGCGCCCGTCTCGGAGCGACGAGATCACCGTGGCCAGATCGCCGCCGCACCCAAGGGGCTGGTAGCAATAGTTCGTGACCGTCGGCCAGCGATCCGAGATCATATCGGGATGCACAACCGAGGCCAGGGCCCTCGAGCACGCGAGCGCGAACTCTTCCGGCGACTCTGGACGGTAGGGCGACTGGTGAACGGCCGGCCAGCCCGTGGCCATGGACAGCGTTCGGGCCAGGGTTGATTTTCCAGTCCCGTCAAACCCCTCAATGAGCACGTGCATGGTATGACTCCAATGCGTCGAGCAAGGACGCTTGCAATTCGGCCTTTTGGCCGAGCCTCGAAGCGATCGCCTCATCGACCGTCTCACGGCAAACAAGGTGATAGACGAACACGTGATCGGTCACGCCTTGGCGACGTATACGTCTGTTCAGTTGCATGTATGCTTCGAGGTCATCGGTCAGCGAATACCAGATCACATGACGCCCGGATCCATGCTGCAGGTTAATGCCATGGCTCGCACTCGCCGGGTGCAATAGCAGCATGGGGATCTCGTCTCGGTTCCACTTCTCGACGATCCGCGCCCCCTGCTCGGCCGAGCACCCCGCGCCAATGACATAGTCTGTGCGGAACTCCGCTTGTAGCGCTTGGCGTTCCTCGTCGAAATTGTAGACCACGGCAACCGGTTTCCCCTGCAGCTCGTCGACTAAGTCGCGCAAGAGCTCGAGCTTGTGTCGATTTAGCCGCGTGG